GGAGCTAGCTAGCGTGACAACACCAGTAGTGTCTGCGATACTGCCTGCGGACGTGCCGTCTTTGGCTTTGAGGGTAGTGACTTCAATGTTGGTAGTGTCTACAGTAGTAGCATTAGCAGTTGAGAACGTACCAACAGCGGGTGTAGTCCCACCGATAGTCACAGCATCAGCCGTACCACCGTTAATGTCAGCAGTAGTCAACACTGCGCTAGCGATAGTTACGACACCAGTTGTGTCTGCAATGCTGCCTGCGGATGTGCCGTCTTTGGCTTTGAGGGTCGTGACTTCAATGTTGGTAGCGTCTATTGTGGTGGCTGCCACTTCACCCGTGACAGTCACACCAGTAGCAGATGTCACCAGTTTGGTGTCGCCCAGATAAGCTAGCGTTACACCACCATTAGTTAGTCTAAGGTCTATATTATCGACACCAGCAGTCGTATTGTAGAAAAGCAGAGAACCGTCTTCGGTACCATCGGTTACATCACTCGATATACCTCTAATCCGTGAGTAGGTGGTAATGTTGTTGGCAGAGTCCCTACCTCGGAAGAATATCTCTCCCGTCTCATCGCCATCGGCGGTTGAGGCGCTGTCATGCGTCAGATATATGTAAGGACCAGCGCCTGTGGCATCTGTTGATGTTATCTGCACAGAGCTGGTGGTGTCGCTTAGTTGTATACTTGTACCAGCTATATTAGTGAACGTACCCGCTGCAGCACTAGCCCCACCAATAATCGTGCCATCAACAGTACCCCCGTTAATGTCTACAGTAGTCACTGCGCCGCCATCTGCCACAGTAGCACCAGTAAAGGTGACTGTGCCGCTAGCAGTAAGATCAGTAACAGTAGCAGCAGCAGCGCTAGCCCCACCAATGACTACACTATCTAGAGTGCCGTCATTAATGTCTGTCTTGCTGATTACAACAGTGCCCGTGCCGTTTGGCGTAAGGTTAATATCACCGTTAGTGTTTGAGCTTACAATAGTGTTGCCGTTTAGTGTTAGATTATCTACATCTAAATCGCCAGTTACGTTTACAGCGCCTACTAGAGCTACAGCACCAGTCACAGTGATGTTAGCAGTGTCAATAGTCACAGCAGTGGCAGCATCAATATCTAGCGTAGTTGCAGTGAGAGTGAACAGTGCTGTATCTAGTGTAGCAGCGGTTGAAGCATCTAGATCAATAGTAGGAGCTGCAACTTGAACTTCAGTGTCACCAACAATATCGAGCTGGCCGTCTACACTTGAGTTAATATACAAGCCTGTGTCACGGAATTGAACTTTAGTAGTCGTAGCGAAAAGAGTGCTCTCACCGAAGCCGTCGATGTAAGCCAACCCGTCTAGATACATATCTTTAAACTGTACACCGCTAGTACCGATGTCTAGAGTGTTAGTAGTCTTAGCTTTAATCTCAGTAGCTGATGCAATGAAGTCTTGAGCTGGCCCGAGTTGGGTTATAGGTGCCCCTTCAGACGCAGTACCATCATGCGTGTGTCCAGTAGTAGCGTTAAAAGCCGCCTCAATAGCATCGTATTCGCCATCAAAGTCAGCCGCAGTTACAATATTACCGGAGGCTATGTTATTAGAAGTGTCGTTTCTGATGTAGCCCGTACCCATTAAATTTACCTTCTTGAGTGTGTTGCGTATTCGATAGTCAGAGAATCTAGTGCAAACGGAGGATTCATATCGTTAGTCTCTAGATAAAAAGAGCCCGTGTAACCTGAGCCTATGAGATGAGTTGCCAGTGTAGCTTCGTAGTTTGACGCACCGAATACAGCAGTGCCGAATATAGCTTCCCCAAACACAGCTTGAGCTGCGGAACCTGCTGTGCTACTAACAGTTATAGTGTTGGGTTGTATTATTGTAGTCCCTTCAAAGTCTAGCTTTAAGTTGAGGTCAAAAGACACAGAGCCTTCGGGATCAAGATAGAAGACTGCTCTGTAGAAAGTCTTTCGGATTCGGGGGTCTTCAAAGGGCATATGAGGAGTTGCAAAGACTGCTGCTATGTTTGAGCCGTCAAAGCTGTTTCCACTTTCCATTCTATATAAGTACCCGTCCTCATTGCCAAATAGCACATACTCAATATCATTAATGTAAAAGCTGTCTGCAGAATAGACTTTGATGCCTACAAGCTCAGAAAAAGCAAAGACAGCCCCCTCTTCGCCCTGTAGTTGGGCACCTATAATACCTCTAGATGCAGATTGAGCTGTACCAGCAGTGTGGCTGAATAGTCTGTATTGACTTTTGCCTCTGATTACTGTAGATGTGAAGTGATTGCCAGCATTGATGAAACTAGCAAATTCTGGCTGTATAACTTTAGACACTACGCCTAAATTAAAGTCCCCCACTCTGTCAGTAGCACTCAGTAGTCTAATACCGTCAGGAGCTAAGAACATAACGTCTGTCCCTACTTCTTGAATAGTATCACCATACAAACACCCTATGTCTCTAGTTACAGGTCTAAGTGTATAATCTGCTATAGTGCTTCCCGTAAGATTAAAAATAGATGTTTCAGTGAAAATAAACAAATTATCTCTGAATACAACTAGCCCAGTTATAGTGTCGCCTACATTAATTAGACCTCCGCCCGAAGTTGCAGTGAAGTCAGACACGCTGTAAGGTGCTGTGTGAATTAAGTTAGGGCCTTTGCCGTAGAATATAGTGTTCTTGTAATTAGTAACGTAAGAGGCACCAATAACATCTGCCGGAGCAGAGTCCAACACGGTATAAGTAGTGCCGTCATATGTAGCAGGCTCATTTGTACCGTCTACAAAAACAACTTCATCTGCATTAGAGAAGTTATATCTTGCAAATCTCCGTCTTCCTGCACTGCTTCTGTCGTTAGAGAGGAAAGTAATAGCTGCATTATCTGCAGGGCTACTATCTAGTGCGGGATTTATAGTCAAAGTTGCAGCATCACCAGCTAGTGTAGCATCTGCTGTAACTGTATAAATGAGATCAACACTATCAATTGAGAAAGTGTCACCTGCTTGAGGGGCGGCTGTTAGGGCATCTACTGCTAAACTAGTGCCTGTTTGAGAGCCCCCAGCTACAAGTACAGTACCATAAGACGGTACGTTTAGGTAGGTATAACCGCTACCTGTAGTCTTAAGACATAAGTGTCTTCAATGTGAACTCCTAAAATAGTATGATCCGTAGTCGTAGTTACAAATGTAACAGCAGCAGCATTAGCTGGACTGCTGTCAAGAGATGTAGTTAAGGTTAATGTAGCCCTCTTATTAGTGCTATCGTAAGACACACCCGCTGTATCAATAGTGTACGTGCCAGTCACGCCTGCTATAGTAAAAGTATCACCAGCTTCTGGCGTATAGTGTATAGATGCTATTACAAGTGTAGTACCTGTCTGACTAGCCCCGTGTACAACAGGAGCCCCATACGGAGGGATTATGTTACTGTCGTATTTAGCATAGCCTAAGACACGTCTGTACCCGCCCTGAATAGAGGGTTCAAAGTTCTTTAGAATACGGGCTGATCCGGGCGCATTAATGCCCTGCTGTAGCAAACTAAGATTGCTAACCAGCCCCCCTCTGAACTCAATAGGGTAAGTTTTCCAGCCGTCTTCAGCCATTAAAAGCCATCCGATACAGAACCCGCAGTAGCGAATGCGCTACCGAGACTAGAGCCAGTGATGCTACTACGAGATACCATTCCCGATGTTACATACACAAACCTATTAATTAGTATACTTCTCATAGACTTAATACCGCTTTGAAACTTCTGATAAGCTATGCTTGCATCTTGTGAGTTACCTCTGAACAAGTAGGCATGATACATAGCACCATCAACTATAACATAACGGAATTGTTCCGGTATAGACGGGACATCACTAAACAGCTCTAAGTCTACTGGCAAACAGTAGTACTCATATACTAGCTCATAAGCTGCGTCTGGAGCTGGCGTTACACCATACTCTAGAGACGGAGCTTGAAACACAAACTTAGGCAGGTCTCTCTTAGTAGTACTACTTGTGTACTCTTGATCTACTCTTCTTTTTAGATAGTCTTCATATGTAGCCACACCCAATCGAATAGTGTCGTTGCCAATAGTTGTATCTTCTTTAATTCTAAATGAGTCAAAATCAATAGTTTTACAATCAGAAGGGATCGGGTATCTAGTAGTACCAGCTACAAGAGTATCAGTCTGTTCTACATGATTAAAAGGCCACTCATACTGTTGCTGATTAATATCTCTAATGGCTGCATTAACTGCATCTTGACATTGAGAATACCAGCCTACAGCTGTAGAGAAATTAGTAGAGGTCAGCTCTACTTCATTAAGTCTTCTATTAATGTTGTTTACTAAGCCGAGATAATTATAGTCAGCCATTACTTCTCTCTCACTGCTATTTTTACACTGCGTTCAGCTACGCTGCCGGAGGTATCAGTTATAGAGCAGTAGAATATATACTCTGTATTAACTACCCCACCGCCGAGATTGATAGTGGCAACAGTGTCTGTGTTAGTCTGAGATACATTCTGAATGCTGTCAGTGACAGCTCCACCTGAAGCGGTAGTCAAAGTCTCACCAGCCTCTAAGTCCACTTTAGCTTGATCCGGTGTTTTTACATACCACGTAACTGCTGATATAGCGATGCCAGAACCGAGAAAACGGGACCAGTCTACACTATAATCTAGAGTCTCATCGGGGTCTTTTACAGGCCAACGTAGTGCCATTAATTTCTTCCACTTATTGCTGTACGATCATACTGAGTACTAGTACGCTTAATATATATTGTTCTGTTCTCAAACATGACATGAGCTGTACGCTCGAACTCTGTACTGTCACGTCTTACATAGGCTACTCTGTTTTTATCAAATAAAGCCTTTACAGATTCAAAGTCAAAGATAATATTTGTAGTAGTTACAGTGCCTACAGCACTTGTCGCTGTTACACCAGTTAGCGTAGTGTTTGCTGCTCCTGTAGCAATCAGTGTGCCTACAGCGCCAATAGCTGTCACACCAGTTAGTGCAATGTTTGCTGATAGTGTAACAGCTAGAGTACCTACAGCACCAGTTGCTGTTACACTAGTTAAGGTAGTGTTTGCGGCTCCTGTAGCAGTCACAGTGCCTGCTGCACCAGTTGCTGCTACACCCGTTAGCGTAGTGTTTGCTGATATGTTAGCAATTAGCGTACCTACTGCACCTGTAGCAGTAACGCCTGTTAGCGTAGTGTTTGCTGCTTTTGTAGCAGCTAGAGTGCCCACAGCACCTGTAGCTGTTACACCTGTTAGTGTGATGTTTGCCGATATACCAGCAGTTATTGTGCCCACAGCGCCTGTAGCTGTTACGCCAGTTAGAGTAGTGTTTGCTGCTCCTGTAGCAGATAGTGTGCCTACAGCGCCTGTAGCTGCTACACCAGTTAAAGTTACACTAACAGGCACGGAAGCTACAATAGTGCCCACAGCACCTGTAGCTGCTACGCCGGTTAATGCGGTGTTTGCTGCTCCTGTAGCCGCTAAAGTACCTACAGCACCCGTTGCTGTTACACCAGTTAGAGTAGTGTTTGCTGCTCCTGTAGCAGATAGTGTGCCTACAGCGCCTGTAGCTGCTACACCAGTTAAAGTTACACTAACAGGCACGGAAGCTACAATAGTGCCCACAGCAC